TTCAATTCACCGGCAGTAGCGCCAGCACCACTTAACATCCGAACCAATTGATCCGGAGGCATGCTCAAATATTGAGCGACTTTGGTAGCAGCCTGTTCGGGAGTCGCAAAACCGTGAATTACCGCGTCTTGCGCGAATGCTTTAATATTTTCAGGTGATGGATTCAACGACAGATCACGTTTAGCACTATTTTCCCAATCGCGCATTTTTTTAGCAATGTCTGCTTTAGTACTCTGTTGGGTTAGCTTCGCTATTTCGCCTTCGCGTTGAAGTTTACCGAATTCAAACCCGGTTTTCGGGTTAATGCGAGATACTTGCGTCAAATAATCAACGGATGAAGGGTCCAACGCACGAAGTTGGTTTTGTTCCTCAACCCCCCGTTGATATTCCTGCATCTTCATTTGGTTCAACTGGTTGGCTTGTTGGCCCTGTTGCAGTTGTTGCATCTGTGCGTATTGCGCGAATGGATCAGGCGGTGCCTTGAACTGCATACCCTGAGCGATCAATGAATTAAGATCAGCCATGATCACCAACCTTTCGCTGCGATGAATGAACCCATTGGATCTGACGTCATATTAGCCGCATTCAATTGTGATTGACCGAGCCAATTATTGAAATTTTGTTGTTGTTGGTATGCGCTTGCACCGCCAGCAAGCATATTACCTAGTGTATTCGCTTGACCGAGTTGCCCTGCGGCAGTAGCCTGACCCGCGCCCATCACCCCCGCTGCGCCAGCTTGACCGGCAGCAGTTAAAGCATTACCAGCACCGGTGCCGTACGCACCAGCAGCAGCACCTTGATTACTAGCTGCGGATTGACCTGATGCCATTAAATTACCGAGTGGTTGAAGTTGTGCCGAACGATTGGTCTGATAACGGTTGAATGCGTTCTGATATTCCTGTGAACCCATTTCTTGACCATATTGAGTAGCCGCTTTCAAGGCACCTCCCGAAATTAATCCACCACGAGCAGCAGCGGAGCGATCAAGTCCTTTCAATCCTTCAGATAAACGAAAACTATATCCGGGATCTTGTTGGAAATCTTGCATTCCAAAATCTCTAGAATATTTACCGTATCCCGCAGCACCGACATTACCGCCGAGTCCCATCAACTCCATGAGACGATTTTGTCCAGTCAATCCAGCTTGGCGGTACGGTTCTTGTAACCCAATTTGCCGTTCATACATCTCCTTTTGGAGATCCATTGATTCACGAGCAGATTGTGCCTGGATATTTGCGGCTTCACTTGCGGCACCAGCCTGCGTACTCGCGGCGGATTTAGCGCCCGACGAAGAAATCAATCCGCCCAATACACTACCACCGAGAATTGCTAATCCCGTTCCAATGGCCATGATTATACCTCTTTCATGAAAGTACGTTCCATCGGGGAATACCCTGAACGTTTATATACCTTAACCATCGCATCGACCCTATCATTTTCCAGTGCTATCATGAAAATAGCTTTCGCATTATTTTCAACAGCCCATTTTTCGATACACGTAAACATTGCTGGTCCTGCGCCAGTTCCCCGAGAAATTGGATCAAGCCACCACCAAAGTTCTTGGGCCACTAGAGTCGAAGGACTGAAATATATATGATATAACAACGCACCTGCGATACCAATTATTTCATTATTGATTTCCACCAACCACATACTAATAGAAGGATTCTTCAGCGCATTCAGATAGAAAGTAGAGTATCCGGATTCATCGAAACTGATAGATTTCCCAATAGGAGACATAGAATGAAACATCCGGGCTTGATCCCGGTATTTCTCCAAATCATCTGCAACAGCACGACGAATTTGCATTATGTGATCTCGCGCCCGCTGGAACGGATAGTGATGCTTGTGGCGGTCCCGGCAATAGTGCTAACGAAACCTCCCGGAGCCAATACGTGCCCTATCAATTCAGGAAAGGTATATGTTTCCGCTGCTTGCAGCGTCTTGGTCTTAGTAATCAAATTCTGATTACCTGCTGTATCAGCAGAAGTGACCAAATTCACCGAAATGGTTGCTGCAGTAGCGCTGTAATTAGTAGCGGTGAATTTGTCGATGATCGCGGAAACACCCGTAGCGGTGTATTGGGTCGCTTGGGTCGCTTCAGCAATTTTTGCTGCGATAAGAGGTTTAGTTGTAACTGTCATATTAGCCTTAGTTGTTATCCGAGATTAACCCAAGCTGCGCCAGTCGAGCCTTGGAAGTTCGCGCCTGCACCGCCATCTGATACATAGATCAGCTTTCCCGCACTGTGAGGCGGTCTTGTCGCTACGGTAAAAGTACCAATAGTGTGAGAGCCATTATTTGATAGATTACCAGACACATCGAGCCGCATGCCCTCGATGCCGTTCACATAAAACGTCTGGTATCCACCAAACCCACCAAACCCGGAAGTTATGCGAAGCTCGCCAGAAGATGGGTCTGAAAAAAAGGTAGCTATTTCCGTACCAGATACGGCAATCCTGTAACCACGAAACCCTGACCCGCTAGTCCCATTGGTTGTAACCGTTGGCAGCGCATCAACTGAAATTAACGATGTAAAAACTCCCGTTGCTGGCGTTGTTCCGCCGATAGGGAAAGATGATCCGCTCAAATAAGTCTTGATGGCCGATTTCAGGTTTGCCCACGTCAATTTTTTGAGCACAAACCCGCTCGCACTATCAACTAATGGCAATTCATCAGCATCTACTGGCGTTGTCTTGCTGTCGGCGGCATTGACCACCGCCGCCAGATCGAAATCCACATCTTCTTTATATGGGGATAACATTAGTGATTGCAGCTGCTTTTCTGATTCTGTGATGTACGATTCCCACATAACCGCTTTCATCTCTAGTGATTGCAGCTGCTTTTCTGATTCCGCGATGTACGATTCCCACATAACCGCTTTCATCTCTAGTGATTGCAGCTGCTTTTCTGATTCCGCGAATTTTGCCTCTTGATTTGTGGTATTCGGGGGTGTAATCAATAAATCAATGATAGTTGCGTCACTCTGACCAGCACCAGTCAAATTAAATATATTAATGAACCATCGATACCACTCACGAGAAATTAATTTTGTCCGCTCATCAATGAAGGGGACACGAGGAGCGGGAATTTGGGTAATATCGGCAATAGTCATTACGAATTCGTTCCTGATATTGCTAATTCCACACCCATCAAAGCGATTTTCAATGGATCAGTTCCTGATAATTCATAAACACGGTCCCGTGATTCCAGAGTTGCGCCAAGTCTACGCCAAATAGTACGAAATCCATATTCACCAATCTTGCCCATTTGTCTCCAATGCTCATTTGACCAAGTATGACCACCATCATCAGACCAACGGAGCATGACTTGAGGATCGGAACCTTGTCCAAGTACCAAACCGATCCCAGTTTCAGCATTCAACTGCAAAGTATGATGGATTGTCCTTTTCAGATCATTCTTACCTGTAGGTAACGCTCTCCAAGAACGAAGCCATTTTTGGATCCCATCATTGTCAGCATAGACATCAAGATCAAATGCGTATATATTACCATTCTCAAAATCACCAACAATTGTCGTGTCCGCAAAATTACATTGGCAATTGGACCTATGACGAATAAATGCACCATTTTCAAATCCAGCACGTTCATGCCAAGCACCTGTGGATACGTCATAAACCCAAGTGGTGTTCGCAGTCGGGAAAATCAGGACATAGAACGCATGCCCCTCCTGCTGGTAAGTATATGCCACTGCATCTGAAATGTTCATATACCCTTGGATCGCAAATTCCACAGCATGAGTTGAAATGCGAATACCAGTATAACCTTGATTTTTGTAGACAATACCGAAGCCGCGAGGATCAGCACCAAGCCAAAATAGGGCATTATCGAGTTTGGCGACCGAATACGGGGCAGCGCACCCGATTTCACTGAATGCACCTTGAATACGAGTAAAAGGAAAACTTTGGAGAGCAGCATCATACCAAACTTCAATGGTATCAGTACCAAATACCCAAAGTTCTCGATGATCGACAGCAATGGCAACTACACCGTCCGGAGAACCTTCAGCACTAGCAAAATCCAATGGGTCAATCGAGGTACCGTCCAATATACTAGTAACCCAAAGCAATTGGCTGTTAGGTTGATTAAATACGAAATACCCGTCAATATACTGGACCGTCACCGCACCGGGAAAATCGGGATCGGTAATCGGGCCAAATGCACCCGTCAATTCATTGTAAATATAACTAGGGCCATTACATGCGATGAATAATTGAGTACCATTATCAGCAATCGACACGGGACCAGTGCCCGAAACGTTACCAATTTTGACCGGGGCACCGGTGAGACTGGTGAGTTTGTATAACTCCGTGCCAGAGATCACATAAAAATCAGAACCATTTGTCTTATGGGACCATAATCCTCGAATAGGACCATTACCAACCGATTGTAACAATCTAAGACCGGGTGCTCTATTAAGAAACCCTGCCTCTTTACCACCCTCTGGGATTGCTTCCGGAAATAAATTCACACAGCGATTATCAGCAGCATTAACACTGCGCGCCACATAGCTACTTCCAAGAAATGGGGTCTTCATCAATAATTTCCGGCATAAACATTAAACCGCTGACGAGTAGCCACAAGAGCATATGGTAACGACATAATATCATCAGGGGCATTCACACGTTTAATATTCCGCTTACTACTCATAGCAATACGCTTCACCTGAACAGAAGGCTCAACATTAAATTCAGGAGCGATTTCCATAGCTAGATTGTACGTGAACGCTCGAAGATATCCGGGAGGGAAAGCGAGATCAGTGTTTAATGTGGCTGGCTGCGTCAACTCATCAACAGAAATAAAATGCCATTCCAAAGCACGAGTCGGCTTTGGGTATATGGTCATTGCAATATTTGGGTATTCCATATTAACCCACATGACTTGTGGGTATGTACTGGTTACCGTTTTTACGGCGATACCGTCATATTGTTGTTGATTGATCATCTTGATACCGAAAGATACATTAGTACCCGGATCGCGGTAATAAGTTGAGTCATCTAATAGGATTGGACGGTTACCAACAAAATCACCTGTTGGACCAAGTGTTTGATTGATCTGATCCACGGGCCATACAAACACTTGGTCTTGAGTATTGAATATCGCCAACCGTTCAATACTCCATGACTCGATCATTTGATTCATGGTACGCAAATTATCTTGGTACACTGCTTCCGGTAATACATTACCAGAATTCGCCAATCCAAGTAAACGATGCGCATCACCGACCAATGTACGTGCCGTGATCATTATTATCCTCCAGCCATGCCGGTAGCAGCCATACCCGCAACAATTGCATTGACATTTTGATTAGGAATCGCACCGATCTTTGAAGATGATAACTTCTGCATGTTAGTACGCATAATATTAGCTAAGTCATCTTTCAGATACGCCACAGTTTCCGGG